GCACTGGTATTTGCTACTAGCCCAACATTGGTAACACCAGTACTTGGTACTCCTTCTAGTGGTACACTAACAAGCTGTACTGGTCTGCCTCTTACAACAGGCGTTACAGGCACTCTACCAGTTGCTAATGGTGGCACTGGTATAACTTCTTTAGGTTCAGGTGTGGCTACTTTCTTAGGTACACCTTCAAGTGCAAACTTGTTAGCGGCAGTAACGAATGAAACTGGTACAGGTGCATTAGTATTTGGTACTAGCCCAGCAATTACAACATCTTTAACTACACCAAGCACTTCGTTTGATCTTATTAATACAACTGCTACTACAGTTAATTTTGCCAAAGCAGCAACTGCTCTTTCTATCGGTGCAGCAACTGGTACAACTACTGTTAACAATGCATTAACTGTTACTGGCGATTTAACTGTTTCTGGAACCACAACTACTGTTAACGCTACCACTATTACTGTTGACGATAAAAATATCGAATTGGGTTCTGTTGCAGTTCCTTCCGATATTACTGCCGATGGTGGTGGTATCACTCTTAAAGGTGCAACTGATAAAACTCTTAACTGGGTTAGTGCCACTAATGCGTGGACATCATCTGAAGATTTTAACCTGTTAACAGGTAAAGTTTATGAGATTAATGGAACAACAGTTCTATCTGGATCAGCATTGGGAACTGGAATTACTGATTCTTCATTAACTTCTGTTGGTACTATTGGTACTGGTGTTTGGCAAGGTACATTGATTGGTGCTACTTATGGTGGTACTGGTGTTAATAATGGTTCAAATACATTAACTCTTGCAGGCAATGTTTCACATGCTGGTTCATTTAATCAGACGTTTACTGCTACTGCTAATACTTCTGTAACATTACCAACTACTGGTACTTTGGCAACTCTTGATGGTGCAGAAACACTTACTAATAAAACACTTACTAGTCCAACTTTAACAACACCTGCTCTTGGTACTCCTGCTTCCGGCACATTAACGAATGCAACTGGCTTGCCAATATCCACTGGTGTTTCTGGTCTTGGTACAAACGTAGCGACCTTTTTAGGTACACCATCAAGTGCAAACTTGTTAGCGGCAGTAACAGATGAAACTGGTACAGGTGCATTGGTATTTGCTACCAGCCCAACCTTGGTAACCCCTGTTTTAGGAACACCATCAAGTGGTACATTAACAAGTTGTACAGGTCTTCCTATTAGTACTGGTGTTTCTGGTCTTGCTTCAGGTGTAGCAACCTTTTTAGGTACACCATCAAGTGCAAACTTATTAGCAGCAGTAACAAATGAAACTGGTACAGGTGCATTGGTATTTGCCACCAGTCCAACATTGACCACGCCAAACATTGGCGCTGCTACTGGTACCTCACTGACTACGACTGGCGCCGATGGTATTTTAGTAAGAGCAGCGGCTACTCAAGATGGGGTTCAACTCAAGGGCCGTGCTGGCGGTACTGGAAGTTTTGAAGTTGTTATTTCTCCTACTACTCTATCAGCCGATCGTACTGTTACTCTTGCAGATGGCAATACAACCCTTCAAACTGGTACCATGGCAGTAACTGGTACAAACTTGTCTCAGTTTGCTGCAACAACATCATCACAGTTAGCTGGTGTTATCAGTGACGAGACCGGATCTGGTGCATTGGTATTTGCTACAAGCCCAACATTGGTAACACCAGCATTGGGCACTCCTGCTTCTGGTGTAATGACCAATGTAACTGGTACAGCATCTGGATTAACTGCTGGTAACGTAACAACCAATGCGAATTTAACTGGGCATGTTACATCGGTCGGAAACGCTGCTGTTCTTGGTTCGTTTACTTCTTCTCAACTTGCTACTGCATTAACAGATGAAACTGGATCTGGTGCTGCTGTATTTGGTACTAGCCCAGCAATTACAACATCTTTAACTACACCAAGCACTTCGTTTGATCTTATTAATACAACTGCTACCACTGTAAACTTTGCTGGTGCAGCAACTACTCTTTCTATCGGTGCAGCAACTGGTACAACTACTGTTAATAATGCTTTAACTGTTACTGGCGATTTAACTGTTTCTGGAACCACAACTACTGTTAATACAGAAACAATCAATCTCGCTGATAACATCATTACACTTAATAGTAATGAGGCAGGAACTCCATCGCAAAATGCAGGTATTGAAATAGAACGTGGCACTTCCACTAACGTTGCTCTTCAATGGAATGAGAGTTCCGATATTTGGGAATTTACAACAGACGGAACTAACTATATCCCAGTTGTTGGTACCACATCAACCCAGACTTTAACTAACAAGACACTTACTAGTCCAACATTAACGACACCAGCATTGGGTACTCCAAGTTCAGGCACACTGACAAGTTGTACAGGTCTTCCTATTAGTACTGGTGTTTCTGGTCTTGCTTCAGGTGTTGCTACATTCTTGGCCACACCGTCAAGTGCAAACTTGTTAGCGGCAGTAACAAATGAAACTGGTACAGGTGCATTAGTATTTGCTACAAGTCCAACATTGGTAACACCAGCACTCGGTACACCAAGTTCAGGCACACTAACAAGCTGTACTGGTCTTCCAGTTAGTGGCATAGCTGCTTCTACTTCTACTGCACTTGGTGTAGGTAGTATTGAATTGGGTCACGCATCTGATACTACTTTATCTCGTTCATCTGCCGGTGTTCTTGCTGTTGAGGGTGTAATTGTTCCAACTGTATCTTCTACTAGTACTTTAACAAATAAAACTTTAACGTTCCCTACTATTGATAATATCAAAAAGGGATTCACAAGCACTGCAACTGCTGCTGGTACAACTACACTAACTGCTACAAGCAATTTCAATCAAAGATTTACTGGTACAACTACACAAACAATTGTTCTTCCTGTCACTAGCACTCTAGCAGCAGGTGTTGCTTATGAAATTGAAAATGCTTCTACTGGTAACTTAACAGTAAACTCGTCTGGTGGTAATCTAGTCATAACAGTAATTCCAGGTGTTAGTGTACAATGCAGGTGTATTGGTACTACATTAACTACAGCCGCAGATTGGGATGCGGAATACAATGAATTCAATGCGATTACGGGAACTGGTTCTGTAGTTTTATCAACTAGCCCAACATTGGTAACACCAGCACTTGGTACTCCCTCAAGTGGTACATTAACAAGCTGTACTGGTCTTCCAGTTAGTGGTATAACTGCTTCTACTTCTACTGCCTTGGGTGTTGGTAGTATTGAACTTGGTCACGCATCTGATACAACTTTATCTCGTTCATCTGCGGGTGTTCTTGCTGTTGAGGGTGTAGTTGTTCCAACCGTTTCTTCTACTAGTACTTTAACAAATAAAACTTTAACAACACCAGTACTAAATAGTGCTGTTGTAAATAATAACAATGCAGTTTCTGCTGCGGGTTCTACACAGGGAACTGCTACAGCTCTTACAGTGGACTATAATGTTATTACTACAGTTGCTGCAAGCACAGGGGTAGTTCTTCCAACAGCCACTGCTGGTCGCAGAATTGTAATTGTCAACAAGGGTGCAAACACTCTTAGTATCTATCCTGCAACTGGTGGAGCAATCAATGCATTATCAGCAAACGCAGCAATTCAGGTTGCAGCAAATGGCTCAATTGAATTGATGGCATCATCAGCTACACAGTGGTATGCTATTGCTCGGATTGAAATTTTTAACTCTGCGGGAACTTTATTGAACTAAGGAATTAGTAAATGCCTATGATTATTAAACCGAAAAGAAGTGAATCACCTGGCGCACCTACTTCTGAGGATCTGGAAGTGGGTGAGATTGCAATGAATTTGGCAGATGGCACCCTATACTCTAAAAATAGTGGTGGAACTATTGTACAACTAAAAAGTTTTGATGCTGATTTATTTTCAATACCAGATTCGGTTGATTTGGGAGATTTAACTACAGGAACAGTCTCTAGAGACCTTGGAGCAATTATCTAATGGCATTATCATCAAGACAGGACTTAATTGATTATTGTTTAAGAAGACTTGGGTTTCCAGTAATTGAAATCAATGTAGATGAAGATCAGGTTTCTGATCGCATTGATGATGCCTTACAGTTTTGGTATGAGTATCATTTTGACGGTCGTCAAAAGACATTTATCTCACATCAAATTACAGGTGATATTGTAAAGTTGGCTAGTGTTTTAACTAATCAATTTGATGTGGGTGAAACAATAACTGGACAGACATCTGGTGCAACCACCGTAATTAAAGGTGCTGCTAATTCGACTGATTTTCAATGTGAAGATACAAAAGGAACTTTCATTGCAGGAGAAACTGTGATAGGTTCTTCTTCAGGAGCATCAGCAGCTTTACACAATACTACACCATTCACCGCTGGTGACATGAGTAATAAGTATATATCAGTTGGTAATGGTGTATTATTTATTACTCGTATGTTCAATTTTGGTGGAGCCGCTACAAGTACTACAAGAGATGGACAGTTATTTGATCTAATGTATCAATTCAGACAGAATGACTTGTATAATTTACTTGGCGCTGACATGATTTATTATACAGCAGTACAATCCCATTTGTCAACACTTGAACAACTATTAGTCAATCAAAGACAGATTCGTTTTAATAGAAAAATGAATCGGGTATATGTTGATACGGATTGGGATTTAACTTTCAATCCTGGTGATTTTGTAGTTCTCGAATCATATAGTATTGTAGACCCAACAGAATTTTCTGAGGTTTATGATGACATGTTTCTGAAAAAATACGCAACTGCTCTTATAAAAAGACAGTGGGGCGAGAACATGAAAAAGTTTGGAGGTATATTACTTCCAGGCGGTGTCACACTTAATGGAGATAAGATTTACGAAGAAGCTATAGTTGAGATTGAAAAAATCGAACAAGATATGCAACTCAAGTATGAACTTCCTCCAACCTTTATGATAGGGTAGTAACATGCCCACAAATTTCTATTTTCAATCAGGGAATACTAGCGGTACTACATCTGAACAACGTTTAATAGAAGACTTGATTATTGAGAGTCTAAAAATATACGGTCACGATGTATTTTATCTTCCTCGTACTCTAGTTAAAGAAGACACCATTTTTGATGAAGACACCTTGTCTAAGTTTACTCAAGCGTATCCATTGGAAATGTACCTTGAAAATGTAGAAGGTTTTGGTGGTGATGGAGAGTTATTCAGTAAATTTGGTCTTGAAGTAAGAGACAGTGCAACTTTTATATTAGCTAGACGCAGATGGGATGAATTAGTAATAAGTTCAGGCGGTACATTTACACAAATCACACGCCCGTCTGAAGGTGATTTATTATACTTTCAAAAAACTAATTCACTGTTTGAAATTCGTGAAGTAGAATTCAACAATCCTTTTTATCAAGTAGGCAAACTTTACACTTACAGATTGAAGTGTGAATTGTTTGAATACAGTTCTGAAGTTATTGAAACTGGTATTGCTGAGTTGGATGCGAATGCTGAAGAAGATAGTCTTGATATGTTAATTCATCAATTCTTGTTGGAAGATAATACCTTATTCTTACTTGAAGATTTCTCTAGTTTAATACTTGAAAGTTATTTAACAACTAATAGTGATGCACAAACTGATTCTGAAGATTTTAGAAATTTCAATAATATTGAAGACATTTTAGATTTTTCTGAAGTGAATCCTTTTGGAGAAATAATCTAATGTTTAAAAATGTACAATTTTATCATCAACACATAAAAAAAGCAATCACTGCTTTTGGTACAATATTTTCTAATATTAACATAAATCGTATTGACGGTAATGATGTCACTCAACAAGTACTGAGAGTTCCGTTAGCATATTCTACTAAGCAAAAGTTTTTATCAAGAATCAGAACTACAGCAGATGAAAGAAAAGATTTAACTGCAATACTTTTACCTAGAATGGGTTTTGAAATACAATCTTTTCAGTATGATGTAGCTAGAAAAGTAAGCCCTATACAAAATAATAAAGCAATAATAGACGGAGCACCTGCCACTGGTGTTAGCAGATCGTTTGTATCTACACCTTGGAATATGACATTATCGTTATATGTGTTTGCAAAAAATCAAGAAGATGGTCTACAAATCATAGAACAAATTCTTCCATTTTTTAATCCAGATTTTAGCATTACCGTAAATGAACTTCCTGAGTTAGGAATAAAAAGAGATATTAAAATCACATTAGATAGCGTAAACTATGATGACAATTATGAAGGTGAGTTAGCAGCAAGACAAACTATTATATGGACTTTAGATTTTACTATGAGAATAAATTTTTATGGCAATGTTTCAAATCAAAAAATTATTAGAGAAGCAATTGCTAATGCGTATACGGGTTTAGAATCTGAAACAGGAACTAAAGTAACTGCTTCAATTGAGGCAACTGGAAATGTAGACCCAGCAACACCTGCTGATCCACATATTTTTGTTGTAAATTTTGAAGATATTTATGAATGATAAACTTTAACTATACATTAAAAAATAGAGTAATTGAAAAGTTACGCATAATATATCGCAATGGTTATATACATGAATTTTGGGTGTACAACTTAAAAATAAATAAGATCGGCGAGTATACTTGGACTGCCTATAAAGAATCAAATAGAATCATAGATTTGCAAGCAAACGAAATAATTTCTATATTTGTTATTAAAAGAAAAAAAGTTTTTTATTGGTCTAAGAAAAGAATATATAAACCGAAACCTAAACTTATAGTTTTAGATATATTTAAGCCTAAACCTATTCAACCTTTAGTTTCTGAAAATATTTCTACAGAAGAAACAAAACAAAAAAAGATACAGTATGATGGGTACACCTAATGAGTACATTTGATAGTTTAGACAATACGTTTAAAGTTTCTCCTACTAGAGCCTTAGATGTAAATTTAAAAAAAACAAGAATTGAAAATAACTTGCCATCTCCTTTACCTGATCAAGAAAAAGATTTGGAAAATGATTTTCAAGATGCTAGAGACATATTAAAAAAGACTGCTGACTACAGTGATCAGGCGATACAGGGTATATTGCATATCGCAAAAAACAGTGATTCACCTAGAGCATATGAAGTAGCAGGACAGTTAATTAAAACGCTTCAAGACAGCGCACAAAGCATGTTAGATATTCAAGAAAAGAAAGCAAAAGTATCTGCAATCAAAAAGATACCTGTAGGAAACAGTGTAACAAATAATAATCTATTTGTAGGAAGCACTAAAGATTTATTACGAGCATTAAATAAAGATGTTATAGAAAATGAGTGATGAAAAAACTTCATATCATGGTAATCCGAATCTAAAAAATATCGGTCATGAGCATTCTTTTACAAAAGAGCAACTTCAAGAGTATCTCAGATGTAGAAAAGATCCTATTTATTTTATAGAAAACTATTGTCATATTGTTACCCTAGATCGTGGCTTACAATTATTTAAACTCTATGAGTGTCAAAAGAAAAAAGTAGATATAATATTAAATAATCGTAAAGTTATTCTCATGGAGGGTAGACAGCAAGGCAAAACGGTTACTGCATCTGCGTGTATTCTTCATTACACTATATTTAATGCAGATAAAACTGTAGCTATCATGGGTAACAAGACTGCTTCTGCTAGAGAAGTGTTAGCACGTTATCAGACAATGTATGAAAACTTACCTATATGGATGCAACAAGGCGTTAAGACTTGGAACAAGGGTGACATTGAGTTAGAGAATAACTGTAGAATATTTACCGCAGCTACAACCACATCTGGTATTCGTGGTAAATCGGTAAACTGGTTGTACATTGACGAAGCGGCAATCATTCCAAACAATGTTGCGGATGAGTTCTTTGCTTCTGTGTATCCAACAATTTCTGCGGGTGAAACTACTAAGATTCTACTTACTTCAACTCCTCTAGGTTATAACCACTTCTGGAAGTTTTGGAATGAGTCAGAAAAAGGCAGTAATGGTTTCATCAATCACTTTATTCCTTATACTGAAATTCCAGGTAGAGATGAGAAATGGGCAGAGGAACAATTAAAACTTCTTGGTGAGTTGAAATTTAACCAAGAAGTGTTATGTGCGTTTCTTGGTTCATCTAACACTCTTATTAACGCTAGAACAATAGCAACATTGAGTTCTAAAGAGCCTATATTTTATAATGAAGATGGATTATCAATATATGAAAATCCAGCAGAAAAACATTATTATTGTATAGTTGTTGATACCGCAAGAGGCATAGGTAGTGATTACTCAGCATGTGTTGTTATTGACATAACAGATATGCCATATAAAATTGTAGCAACATATAGAAACAATAAGATTGCTCCTCTACTTTATCCTGAAGTTATAGCAAAGCTAGGTAGAGAATATAATAATGCATATGTTCTTTGTGAAAATAATGATATTGGTGGACAAGTAATAGAAATTTTACATGAAGAAATAGAGTATGAAAATCTATTTAGTACAGTTACAGAAAAAGCAAGACAATTTGTTTCACCTGGTTTTGGTCGCTCTAGTAGACTGGGTGTTAATACTTCTAAGCAAGTAAAGAGACAAGGATGTTTTAACTTTAAGTCTTTAATGGAAGAACGTAAATTATTATGTTTTGATGCTGAAATTATACATGAAATATCAACATTCATTGAAAGGGGACAAACATATCAAGCAGACGAAGGATATCATGACGATCTTGTTATGTGTCTTGTTTTGTTTGGATGGTTATCAACTATGCCCTTTTTTAAAGACTTAGTTAATGTTAATACTAGAGATCAGTTATATAACAAACAGATACAATCAATTTCACAAAATTTGACTCCTTTTATTGTGCATAAAGCAACAGATGAACCCAAAGGAGAGGTTATTGATGGTGATTATTGGATTACCGGTGAGTGGCAAGACAAGTTTCGTGAGAATGGTTTCAAATATTAATTTTTATAAATAACAGATGAATACAAAGTAAGAAGAACATTTTATATAATCTGTTTATAAACGAGGAGAAAAAACATGGCTTTTCAGCTATCGCCTGGTGTACAGGTAACAGAAAAAGATTTTACCTCTGTTGTTCCAGCAGTTGGAGCATCTATTGGTGGATTCGCGGGTGAATTTAGATGGGGACCTGCTAATGAAGTAGTTACAGTTAGTTCTGAAAATGAATTACTGACTAGATTTGGTAAGCCTCCAGTCAATAATAAAGGTTGGTTTTCAGCCGCATCATTTTTAGCGTATACAAATACATTAAAAGTGGTTCGTGCTGTCAACAGTACTTCACGAAATGCAGGTTCTACTGCCGGTGTTCTTATTGACAATGAAGATGTGTATGATACTAGCCATTCAACTGGTCAGGGCAGCAACGGAATGTGGGCTGCAAAATATGCAGGAGTATTGGGAAATTCAATTAGGGTTGAAATGGCAGATTCAGCAGGACCAGATCCTGTTCGTGCATTAGGAACAGTTGCAATTACTAGTACTGGTGGCGCTTTTTCTTGTGCTAATGCAATACTTGAAGTAGGCGCTAGAGTTGTAATTACTGGTACATTAGGCGGAACTGGAACTATTACTGGTTATACTTCCGGTACTGTTTATAAAGTCTCTGCTATTACCGGTACTTCACCGTCAGTAACTGCCTTTACTTTAACAACAGATGCTGGTGCAGCTATTGTAACAACAACAGGCACACCGTCTGGTTTAACATATACAGCAGGAACTGCTTATTCTTCTTGGACATATGCTGATCAATTTGATTATACTCCAAGCGCCACTACTTCAGTAGCAGCAGCAGGTGGTTCAAATGACGAATTGCATATTATTGTAGTTGATGTTGATGGTGCAATTAGTGGAACTGCTGGTACAATTCTTGAACAATTCGCAGGCGTTTCAAAGGCATCTGATGCTAGAGATTCTTTGGGTCGTTCAAATTTCTACAAAAATGTAATCAATACTCGCTCAGAATGGATTTGGTGGACAGATCATCCAGCGGCAGCAACTTCTACTGATGCTTGGGGAATTTCAGGCGTAGGTAAAGCGTTTACTTCTAAACAAGCATTTAGTGAAGGACAAAAAACTTTAACCGGAGGAGTAGACGGTTCAATTTCTGACGGTGACAAACAAACTGCTTTTGATTTGTTTGCAAACGATGAACTTGTAGATGTTAATTTAATTTTTGTAGGTGATGCATCACTGGCAGTTGGTGATTACGTTATCGACAATATCGCAGAAGTTCGTAAAGATTGTATGGTATTTGTTTCACCACTAGAAGCAAGTGTAGTGGGTAACGTTGGCGATGAAGCAACGGATATTGTTGCTGATCTTGCATCCTTCACTAGGTCTTCTTATGCAGTGATGGACAGTGGTTACAAATACATGTATGATCGTTATAATGACGCATATGTTTATGTTCCGTTAAACGGCGATGTTGCTGGTCTTTGTGCTAAAACTGATGCAGATGCTGACCCTTGGTTCTCTCCTGCAGGTTATAACAGAGGCGCAATTAAGAATGCTGTTAAATTAGCATATTCTCCAAACAAATCTGACCGTGATACTCTTTACAAAAATGGTATCAATCCTGTAGTAGGATTCCCTGGTTCAGGTATTGTATTGTTTGGTGATAAAACCATGCTTGCAAAACCCAGTGCGTTTGATCGTATCAACGTTCGTAGACTATTCATTACACTTGAAAAAGCAATTGCTACAGCAGCTAAATTTCAATTGTTTGAATTTAATGACGCATTTACTAGGGCTCAATTTAAAAACTTAGTTGATCCTTTCTTGCGTGATGTTCAGGGCCGTAGAGGTATTTTCAACTTCCGTACTGTGTGTGATGAAACGAATAACACTCCACAAGTTATTGATAGTAATTCTTTTGTTGCTGATATCTTCATTCAACCTGCTCGTTCCATTAACTTCATACAGTTAAACTTCATCGCTACCAGAACTGGTATTTCGTTTGATGAAGTTGGCGGTTAAATATAAATACAAAGTAAAAGGAGCAATAAATGAATATCACTGAATTTAAATCAAGACTAGGAGCTGGTGGCGCACGTCCTAACCAGTTCCGTGTTCTGTTAGGTTTTCCAAGTTATGTTACAGGGGTTGATACTTCTTACAGTATATTAGTTACTGGCGCAGCAGTTCCAGCATCTAATGTAAACCCTGCAATTATACAGTACAGAGGACGAGAAGTTAAACTTGCTGGCGAAAGGGTTTTTGATCCTTGGACTGTTACAATTGTTAATGATACCAATCAATCTTTGCGTAGACCTTTCGAGCAATGGATGGCTGGTATGAACAATAATGCCACTAACACTGGTATTCTCACTCCAGCACAATATCAAGCTGATCTTGTTATTGAGCATTTGGATAGAAATGATAAAGTATTGAGAGGTGGTAGATATACCCTTCGAAATGCTTTCCCAATTCAAATGAGTGAAATTGCATTGCAATATGCCCAGAATGATGTTATTGAAGAGTTCACTGTAACTTTCCAATATCAACATTACGATAATGCTTAACTAAGATAAAACTATAATATGAATATTTTTGGATTTGAGATAACTCGGGAAAAGCCACAACCGACTGAAAAGTCTTTTGTGGCACCCTCGGATGACGGCGGTGTCGAAAGTATACGGGCGGGTGGCTATTATGGCACTTACTTAGATATTGAAGGCATTGCCAACACTGAGGCTGAGCTAATAAAGCGATACAGAGACATTGCCTTGATGGCAGATGTTGATGCCGCTATTGAAGATGTTGTGAATGATTCAATTGCAAATCTCAATGATGAAGTTCCCTTAAAACTTAATTTAGATAAAACTGGTCTTTCTGTTAATATTCAGAAAAAAATTACAGATGAATTTAATTATATTTTAAGAGTTTTGCATTTTAACGACAGAGCGCAGGATTACTTTAGACGTTGGTACATTGATGGAAGATTAGTCTTTCACAAAGTAATTGATACTGCAAGACCACAAGATGGTATTAAAGATATTCGTTATATTGATCCTCGTAAAATTACAAAGATCAAAGAAATTAAAAAAGAAAAAAATGAAAATGGAGTTTCTTTTGTTAAAGATGTAGAAGAATTTT